GAGCTGTCCTGCAATGCCCACACGGCGTATTTGTATGCACGGCTGTCTTTAATCGTCATACTGTACAAACCTCTCTGTTGGGGCTTTGTACCCCATAAATGTTGCGTAGTCGTTCCATCTGTCCGTTATTTCGTACAGCGTGGAATATGTGAATTCTTCCTCCGTCCGTCCCATAATATCTATAAACAGACTGCGGAGCTTCTTGAAGTCGGGCTTTTCTTCTGTCGGCTTACTTCCCACTATCGGCGCAGGAAGTGCGGCGGTCGTAGCGGCAAGCACCCTGTCTTGCAGGTATTCCTGTGATAACTGTGTTGTTAGGTCGGACACTATTTCGGAACGCTGTGCCGAGCTGAACCCCAGTTCATCAAAGCAACATCTGAGCCCCGCTCTGATGTAGTCAAGCGGCAGAGGAAATGTCAGTTCAAACGGGCTGATGCCCTTTTCTTCCGCTTCTATAAACGCTTTTATGTCATATCGCAGATATAAAGTATCTGTGATGTAAATTTTCTTGTTTAAAAGTTCTGTGAACATTGTTACTCCTTTAATTTTTTCTTGACAAAGTTAGCTGTTAATGATATAATTTAAATAAGGGAAACCTTCAGGGAGAGTCGTTCGCTATTACGGCGGGCGGTGCTCCCTGTTATTTTTTATATCTAAGTACTTTGAACACTTTTCTGTTGCTTATTATCATTATATCGCCGACATTTTCGGAATACCATTTCATCCTGTTGTTTATTATTTCTATTAGTAAATCCTGCGAAAATTCTTTCTCTTTTAAATCAAGTATAATTCCTCCCGGATTTTTCTTTATTTGAGTTTGACCTCTCTTAATTGCCGTATTAGCAGCCTTTTCACTTGAAATAATTTTCAAGTCCCACATTTTTTCGTTCCAGATATAATCAGGCATTTTAACGCCGTCTTCTTTTGATTCGCTTAACAAATGAATATCTCCGCCAAATTCATTATGTAACCACTGTGCGAAATCAATTTCTTCTTTATGTGTCCGAAGATTATACCCAACATCGTATGTCAGCGAGCCCTCTCCCGGAGTGGCTCTATTTTTATATTCCTCTGTAACATCAATATACTGCTTTCCGAATGTAAAACGACCTGTTACAGGGTCGTGGTTTTCATTATGCCTTAGCAGTATTCCTATCGCTTCAAGGCACCTCAGCTCCATATCGACAAGAAACGGGTCATAACTGTCGCTGTGGCATAATTCAAACAGTTCTATGTATCTTAATATCAGCTCCATTTTTCACCTGTAGATAATTTTCGGGGCAGTTTCCCGCCCCGTCATATCTGTACTTTTTTTTACGCTTCAGCTACAATAACGCCTGATGCAGTCGCAAACCATGCGTCAATGCTCGCCTTGTCTGTAACGGGATCAAGTCCCTTTACGCAGTACCTATCAACGCCTGTGTTGATAAGCGCCTTGTAATTTGCCTGCAGTGCAAGGCTATTGAATGTTACGCCGTTCTCATCAGTCGTCTGTACGTTCTCGCCCTGTGAAGTAAACTTGCACTTGGGGAACTTATACAGGTTTATCTTGCCGTCTGATGTCATAGTGCTGTAGATGCACATTACATCGGGTACAACATCATCCTTACCGCTTTCAAGCACTCCCGTTGCCGTGTTCACCTTTGCACCGAAAAGTGCCACCTCGTCAGCGGAATTTGTGTTCACAATTGTTACGTCAAGCGTACCGCCTGCCTTAGCTACATAGCTGTCAACCTCAACGCCGCTCGCATACTGCGATGCGCTGTTCATTTTAGGCGTGTACTTTGTTGTGATAAGTATGTCCTTGATCTCGGTCACATCACCGTATGCCAGCGTATCGGCGTTATCCGTTGTCAGCGGTGCATACGCAAAACGCTTTGTGCACACAGCCGACTTACGATCTGTACCCTGTATTACTTTTGCCATAGTTATGTCCTTTCCTCATAGAGCGTAAACTCTATGACTAAAATTTTTCTGTTGGGATAAACATCAAACTGCGACAGATCGGTAGTGCCGGTAAATATACCGCCTACATTCTCTATCGCCGTCTGCGTTTTGTCATACAGCTCAATGTCTGCCTGCGGTGAAAATACGCTCACAGACAACGCATACTGCCGTATATTTGCCCTGCCGGAGCTGAAGAACGTATCTCTGTACGATAAATTGTACACTGCATACTTCTCCGGCTCTTCGCCGTCCTCAAATTCGGGCATATAGCTGTAAAAATGCTCAAATACCGCCGAGAGTGCCGAATCAATCTTTTCTGTTATCATTGTCAGCCTCCTCTCGCCAGTATCAGCTTTATATGCAGGTCGCTGTCAGCCGCTCCGGTTGTTTCGACGTGATACCGCCTGCCGTCAATCTGTACGACAGACTGACCGCTGTATTCACGTCTCCACATATACACCGTAAGTTCCGACTTGTACCCTGCTGTTTCGGCGGCATATTTTGCCGTTACGCCAGGCTCGGAAACCTTTGCGTATACGGTCTTTACCGCTCTGTCTGTTTTGCCCTGCGAGCCGTTTTTCTGCTCGGAGGATATGAGCGTGATTTTTCTGTTAAATGTCATTCTCATTCACTCCGTTCAGCAAATTTACGCTGTGCAGGGCGAGTATCTGAGCGGTCACGGGGTTCTGCGACGCTCTGTCGGACGAGAAGTCACGAGAGGAATACATATCGTTTATAAGCACTAAGTAAGCCACCGTGATGTCTTCATATTCGTCTATTTTCGCATCATCAAGCCCCGTATAGCCCTTGATATAGGATTTCGCCGCTCCGGCACAGATTTCAAGCATTCCGTCCTCGTCATCGCTGACACCGCAGAATGCTTTAATCTTTGCGCTTGTTACCTCGCTTAGTTTCACTTTTCTCCTCCTTGTCTACAGGCACTATGTACCCGCAGGAGAGCAGGTCGTTCAGCACAGGACCGGCAGGGAGCTCACGCTCCTCGCCCTTTGCCATACTGACGGTGCCCGAAAAGTTGGTCGTTGCCTTTACTATCATTATTAGCCTCCTGCCTTCTTCATCTTAAGAGCGGCTATCTTCTGAGCGTTCTCGACCTTTGCGTCAATCTCCACCCATGCGATAACGCCGACAGCGTGCTGTGTTGCGTACTTTTCGTTAAGGATCTGGATTGATACGTCCTCGGAGGTCTTAACTGCAAGACCACTCATATCGCCGTAGTAGATAGCTGTCTTTTCGGAAGCAATAGCCGATACGCTGTCGGTTGTGTATACGGGCTTGCCGAACAGCGTATAGCCCCACTTTGCCGTTGCGTCGGGATTAAGGATATATCTGCCCTCGTTGTCCTTGAGCTTTCTTATAGCGGTTCTTGTAGCCTTGTTCATTATCCAGCAGGCATTATCCTGATATACGTCGGGGATTGTTTCCTGCAGGTCGATAAGCTCATCTGCTGTGATAGATGTCGCCGATGCGGTCGTTACCACCTGTGTAACACCTGCGGCAAGACCGTCTATCTTGCTTGCTGTGCCGTTGATAAGCTGGTTTTCGATCCACTTTGCTGCCGCAATCGAAACCTCGTTTATAACGTATGAAACGATGTCAAACTGCGAGTTGTTGATAAGGCTTCTCGAAACCTTTGAGAGCGCACCTGCAAGATAGCCCTTGAGCTCAATGCTGAGGAACTTACCCGATGTGCTTGCAAGGTCCGTAAACTCTGTGGCATACGCCATTGAGATAGCCTGCGTTCCTTCGTCGTAGTAGGGAATCGAGAGCGTACCAGCGAGCGTGTATCTTGTTGCCATCTGATAAATAGGGCAGCTGTCGATAATCTTACGGATTATCTTGTTTGCGATAGTCGCAGGGATAACTGCGCCGTTATCGCCCTTTGTCAGATTGACATCTTCTCTTGTTTCGACTATCTGGCCTGTACGCAGATAGTTTTCGAAGGCTCTTGTTTCTGCCTGTTCCTTGTCGGTTGCTGTGCCGTCTGACTTTGCAGAGTTCAGATTAAGAGCGTTCTGCTCCTCGATTGAGCGGATTGTCTTGTTCAGTGCCTCGACTTCCGACTTCTTAGCGTCATAGTCTGTCTGCTCCTCTGTTGTCATCGCTCTTGTTTCTGCTGTAGCCTTATCGCAGAGTGACTTCATATCGGCGATAAGAGCATTTCTCTTTTCGATGAGTGCTTTTAAATTCATACTGTTTCCTTTCCGTCGAAGTAATCCGACATAAGCTGTAAAATTTCTATTTCCTTGTTGTAATCGGGGATAAACTCCCGGATTTCACCTGTTACCTCGACCGTATCGTTTCCGGCACTGCGCTGTTCCGTCACGGTCGTTTCCTCGCCTCTTGTTTCTATTGACGTGGCGATATAAGCGGGATTGCGGTTGAGAATTGACACCTCGTGCAGTGTCAGCCCCGTAATCATTCTGCGCTGTACACCCTCGTCACACGGCTCAAGGTGCGCCTGCGCTCCCGAAAAACCGAAGCTCCACCCTGTCAGATGTCCTGCTCTCGCCTCTGCAATCACTTCTCTGTCGGTGATGTCGGCTTCTGCGTGAAGTCCTATGCTGTCCTCACGCAGTTTAAGTGTTCCGTCTGTAGTGTCAAGCACTTTGCTGTGGTTGAATCTCAGTTCGACCTTTGGATGATCTTTAAGGCTTTTCGCAAACGTACCGCTTACGATACGCTCAACAAACGGCGTTGTCATGCCGGGCGCCATTGATGCAGGAAGCTGCTTGCTGTCACGCTCAACAGCGTTTACATATCCGCTGATGTGCATAAGATCAGCGGAACGGATTTCGATTTTCAATTTTTATCACTCCTTTCTGTGTTGTGGGTATAAAAATACCGCTCTTTGCAGAGTGGTAAAATTATCAGTCTTTGCTTGTGAATGTAATCGGCACAATCATTTCAGGCAAGAAATTGATCTCGTAATGATATTTGTCAACGTATGCTCCACTTACATCTTCTACAGTGTACATTGTCCAGTCGTTAAGATACACATAATCAACTTTATACACATTTGGAGCTGTTTCTATTGTTACAACCAGCTCATTCTTGCTGTTGTTTGAAAGAGAAAAGTTGCCGATAATTTCAAGTACAGGTTTATCGCTTCTTGCGTTTATAACCGACAGCCGCCTTGTTACATTGAAATTATCAGCTTCTTTCTGCACATTGTATGTTACTCTACTCGCTTCGGTACAACCACACAGAAGAACCGCTGACAGTAAAACACCGACTGCGGCAATAATAACTTTCTTAATTTTGTTCATGTTTAAAAACCTCACTTTCGTATTTCAGGTATAAAAATACCGCTCCTTTCGGAACGGTAAAATTATTAAGTTCGTTCAAATTTGCACCGAACTTCACAAAAAAACGGCTGTTTTTGCAAAGTTTGTGTTCAAGTCAAGTGCAATCAATTGCACACGGGATATAACAAAACCGCTCTTGTTAAGAGCGGTCGTCATATTCAATTTCATTCTTCGTCCTCGTCATCTTCCCATTCAGAAGCGCAGGGCGGTAAACCGTCCGGTGTTATCTCGTCAAAATACTTGCACGTATCTTCGACTGTTGCTTTCGGATTTTTTTCTAAATAATCTATGACTTTATCTGCCGTCTGATATTGCTCTGGGGCTTCAAGAAGGCAGATAAAACTCATATATACATCATAATTTTTACGTGAAACGTCATCGTTTGGCGGGTATATATATTCAGGAATTGTATCCGCAAAACGTTCTATAATACGTTTTTGATATTCTGATTGATATTTTCCGTACAGTTCTTCTTTTTTCATAACTAATTCTGCCTCCATTTCTTTCGTATAATTATGCCGCCCTCTCCGTCTGATTCTGCTTTATAACGATACTTGCCTTTGCTTATATATCCGCTTTCTCCTTTTTTGCTACCCGGATAAATTGTATTAAACTCTCCACGCAGCTTTGCATAAGTCTTTGGCTTTACCTGTATACCGCTGTGATTTCTCTGCGGTGACGGTGCGTATTTTGTTTTAGCCTGTGCTTTATAAACCGTATTCACTGTGCCGTCATCGTTGACCGTAACGGATTTGATCGCACCGCCGTCCTTCCTTGCAAACCGCCCTTTTTCATCATGCTTATCATTGTGTCTCTTTTCTGTTATTATATCACCCTCATCGCCGCTTTGCAAGCCTGCATCATCAATTTTAGCGTGGCTGTCGGTGTTCGGTGTGTATATCTGCTTTGTTTTCGGATCATAAAGCACATCGTTAAGCCCGAGCTTGATAAAGTCAAGTCCGAGCGGCGCAAGGTTTTCCTTGAAGCGTATTTCATCCGGCTGTAAGAAGTTTGCCGCAAGACCTATCTGATATGCCTGATAGCGTGTCAGAATATCCGCTTTCAGAAGCTCGGAAGTATCTATGACAAAATACTTGCTGTTCTTTTCTTTTTCAAGCAATAGTGCTCTGTTGAGCGCCATTTCAAACGCAGAAACAACAGGCAGTACGGCTGTTCTTATGCTGTTGATATACTTTCTGTCATCGGCTCTGCCCGACAGCACATCAGGAGATAAGCCAAACAGCATTGCTATTTGCTCGGCATTTGTCACCTTGTTCTGATTTAACTGCATCTCAACGGCAGTAGAACTGCTTTCCTTGAAGTCAAGGCCGTTCTGCAGTATCATCATACCGTCGCCATTATTGCTATACAGTTTTCTCCATGCTTCACGTATAGTCTGCATCGCTGGCTCGTCTACTCTGTGCTCTGTGCGCAGAAAGCCCTTCTTGTTACCGCCTCTGCGGCTCATCGCCTTTTCAAGCTGTAACAGCATATAGCTTGATGTCAAGAGCGTGGGATTCTCGGCAAGTATGCTTACTCCCTTTCCTCCGTCAACGCTGTTACGGCTGAGAATGACGAAATCCCACGGGTTGTACACTCTGCCGTCAACGAGCATACGGAGCGTCTTATAAATAGCGTCAGAATTTTTCTCCACACTTACAGCACTGTCACGGACATATCTGAGAGCCAAAACCTCGTTTCCGCTCCGCTCTATGTGCATATATCCCGTTCCATCAAGAAGCATATCACGGATAACCGCACGCTTTATTTCTGTCGGGTTCAGAGTATCGCCCGATTCTTCGTTCAGCAGATACAGGCGGTTATCCTCAGTGATTTCCGCCGCTGTCTGAACCTTGTCATTGCTGTTATACAGCCTTATCGGCAGACTTGCTATTGTGCCGGCTATAAAATTAACAGCCGCTGAAACCGCAGGGATCTCAAGCGCCTGTTCTCGTGTTATGTTGCTTATCTGCTTTAGTCCGAAAGCCACTTCAATATCCGTGCCTTCAGTGTCACGTCTGAATATCTTATCAAACAGTTTCACTGCTCTCACCTCCCTGTAATATCTTCATTAAAGCGTCATCTTCGGGCTTTTCCGCCTGCTTCGGTATTGCTCTGATAGCGGAAAGCACCGTCCAACCGTTTTCCTTTTCAATGTCGCTCATCATTTTTCGTTTCTGCATTATTATCTTATCAAGTTCGGCTATCTTTGCAAGAGCTCCAGACATCAGCTTTGTAAACTTCATCAGCTCATCGCCTGTCGCTTCTTCGTCCGGCAAATTGTTAAAAGCTATCTCAATCTTCGACAGCACTGCTCTTTGCGTTACCGCATCAGCTTTGACAGTGTTTACTTCGCTGTACAGCTCGCAATATCGGTTTATGCTTGCTCCGTACAGTGCGTCGTTTTTCTGTATCGTGCTGAGTAACTTTGTCAGCCGCAGGTACTCCTTGTGCGCTACCGGATCAGCCTTTACACAGTCACGCTCGAAGCACCTCTGCCCTGTGAGCATAGCCGCTTCAGCTTTCTCACGGGCTTCTTTTTCTTTCTTTGTCCTGTGTCCTGTTTTTGCTCCTCTGGGCACATACTCACTCCTCTCAAAGTCATATCGGGAATATATCGTGTAAAGAGGTGGCGGTCAGATGTCAGACCGGGACCCCTCAAAAATCGCAAGGGTAGGGGGGCACACTATATATTGTGGTGTATAGCATTATACCACTATATGTTGTGGTGTGAAAAATCGACGGTACAAGTCATAGTTGCCAGTTCCTGCCTGCTGATACGCCCACGTTCCGCCGCCTCGTGATGATAGCGGCACAGCGTTATAAGGTTATCGTTATCAAGCCTGCGGTCATAATCGACCTTTAGCGGTACGATATGATGCACAGACAGGTCCGTGCTGTTGATAACGCCTGCCGACAGACACACCCTGCAGCAATGACCGTCACGCTCAAGTATTTCATCGGCTTTTCTGCGCCATATCTTGCGGTTACGAAACCTGTCGGCTTCGCTGTCCCGTATCTTCTGTGTATACTTTATCCCGGCCGTGCATTCTCCGGGCTTATGGATCTTGCCACATCTTGAACAAGCTTTTAACATAAATTTAAAATATAAGAAAAGCACCCTTTGCAGAGTGCTTGAAGTATTCGTCACCGTCCGCACGAAAGAATCAGAAGAGCGGACGGCTCGACTAAGAAAAAGGAGGTCCAATGGATACTCTTGTACGCATAATTGATAGAAAAGGTGACCTGGCGGCTTATTAGCCGCTCCTCGGTCACTACGCTTTCGCTTCTTTTCTATCATAATCATACCACAGATGCAATAGGACATTCAAGGACATCTTGCACTCTCAGAAGTGCTTTACCGTGAAGTCGGCATATCTGCTTATACGAGTAGTGCATCTCACAGGCAATATACTCAAACGTCTTACAGTTTATGTACCGTGCTATTAGTATCAGCCTTAACCGCTCGTCAGCCACTGCCGATATAGTATGCTCTATCTCTGCTTTAACACGGATAAGCTCGTCTATCTCTGCGTTTATCTCCTGCTCCAGTGTTGCAATTTTTGCAACAGCCATACCCACCTTGTCCGATACCCCGCTGCTGTGTCCTCCGCCCGATGACGGCGATATGTTGGTTGCAAGCTCTCTGAGCTGTCGTTGCTGGTCTATCTTCTGATTTATGCGTATGTTGATAAGGTGATAGCGTGATAGGTATTCTTTAGCGGTCATTGGGGTGCTCCTTTTCCAGCACTGCCTCATCGCAAAAATCTTTTGCAGGACAGTCTTTGCACTCTTCTGCTATTGGATGTCTACAGTAAAATCCGCATTCTTTCACCAATGTGATTCTGTCTTTCGGATCTGACCATTCCATTTCTGTTTTACCTTCGACGTAATACTTGTCCATTTGTGGTACTCGTCTTACTTCAATATTGCTTGCGTCTTTACAGCAACTTGTGCATAGCGCAAGCGATTTTGCTTTGCCTCGTGTTTCGGCGAAAACAACTGCAGAAGCTGTTTCATATTTTTCATTTACAATCCAGGCTTTCATGTTTCCTCCTTAGGCGCTTCTGGAAGCGGCATCCAATGAGTAACCCGTGCACGCCCTCTATGGATAAAATGATCAATAGACCAATATCCTTTATCAATGTTTCGTATTCCTTTTTGTGACACAGTGCATACTAACACCTCTTCCTGATCCGGCGGAAGCTTGTCCTTACACTTTATCCACTTCGGTATTGCCTGCCCACAGAACAGGCAGGTTTCCGTTGCGGGTTTGCGTTTAGTCATTATTTATCTCCTTTGTCCGTCTTTTTTGTCCATCTTTGCCCCGCAGTTAGGGCAGTACGGATGTGGATAATCGTCAAGGTCATTGTCGGGGTGCAAGCAACAGCTGCACACTCGATCGTGAAAATACCCTACTTCCCAGCACCCGTGTCTTACTGGTTCGACATCAGCCGCAGGTATGCAATCTACAGCATAATAAATATCTGCCGCAATGTTCATAGGGCAAGTTTCATCTCCTGCTATATCGTTCATAATTTTTGACAATACTTCACGCTTAATATACTCTGTCATTTTCAACCTCCTCCATATTCACGACAGACAAGCTGTCCGCTTTTCTGTCTTTAAGCTCAAGCACATAATACCAGCCTCTTATCTTGCTGTAACGGGATATAACACCGCTTATTGTGTATTCGGCGGTTATTCCTCCGTGTGTATGCCTTACGGTCTGACCGCTTAACATAGCCTGCTGAACTTCGTCTATCGTCATTTCAGCACCTCGACCTTGATATATATTCCGGGATTTGCCGCCCAGAACTTTTCGCATATCTCGCTTGCGACAAGCGCATCGTCAGTCCAGAAACCGCAAACAGTCATGCAGTCCTTCAGCATTTTTTGAAGATTGTCGGTATCTGGCTTCGTTATACGATACTCTCCGTCTTTGTGCTGTTCTTCTTTCGGGAACAGCCACTTTGTCGTCAGCCTTACGCCCTTTTTATACGGCTTGTCGGGTTTATGCCGAGAAAGGTACGCTGTCAGTTTAGCCTTCGCCGATCTGACTTCGGGCGGATCATAGAATATCGGCTTGCCGTGAGAAACCGTTACTTTGTGTTCCTGTGCCGTTACCGTAGGCGGTATCATCGGCATAAAAAATTCAGTCTTCATCATCGGCCTCCTCAAAATCTACACCGTGCCATTTGCGAGTTGTGCCGTCATATATCACTGCGCCCGACTGTTTGACTATATCCCAGACATACTTAAGAACTTCCGGCTGTTTGACGAGCCACCAGAGTGTCCTTGCTTTTCTGTAATCAAAATCCTCATCGGGAATCTTGTGAAACAGCGGCGGCATTTTTTTAGCTGCCTCGATTATAGCTTGTCTTGCTTTGCTTGTTTTTGCCATTTAAGTTTGCACCTCCTCGTGTGCGTCATTATTCAAAATACTTTCTGTCGGGCTACCTCTGCCCCGACAGAAGTATTGTTTATAATAATAGATTTTCCCTGACAGTGAAAATCTCGATAATTCACCGACTTTTTCACTCTGTAGGGAAAGTGAAAATTCTCGACTTTTTCACTGACAGTGAAAGAAATTTTCTCGACATTTTCCCTGACAGTGAAAATGAAAATCACCGAGATTTTCCCTCGCAGTGAAAGTTTTCACTTCGACTTTTTCCCTACCTCGTTATCGTCGATCCAGAAACCGCCATGCTCTTTTATACGGTTTCGGACCGTCTTTTCGGTCACGCCCATATACTCGGCCATACCGGATAAAGTAACCTTGCCGTCAATCATGCAAGCATCAAATGCCGTTTCGAGCGATTCTTTACGCTCGTCCTTACGTTCCTTTTCGGTCTTTTTCTTGCTGAAATTCTTTTGCCAGCCTGCTGCTCTGCCGTCATCGGGCTGTATGTCTTTTAATACGTCGGTCTTGTCTATACGATGAACGGGATAATCAAACCAAACGTTCACCGGCGGGAACTTCGGGAACTCTCGGAGCGTGCCTTCTATACGCCACGCTGTACGGCTCTCTGTGCGTTTTTCACACTTGGTAATGAAATCACACACATGCTTATAATCTGCGTCCGGCACAGCGTTTCTGAGTGCTTCACGCATCTGCTTTGCACTGCATATATCATCCTGTGAAACATCGTCTTCGTGTCCGCATTTCTTCAGCTGGTCATAGCATATCTTGCAGGTCATCTTGTCTTTTTCGTGCTTTATTATGCTGTCGGTAAGCTCCAGCTCCGTAAGGTCAAGCAGTGCATCGGGATCTCTTGCGAATACACCTGAACCCGAGGCTCTGTCCATTGAACGCTTACCGCCCTGTGCACCTTTTGAATGGTGATGACAGTATATAACTGCACAGCCAAGCTCCGTGCATACCTTATCAAACTGATTGCAGAAATGCGCCATCTGATCGGCACTGTTCTCGTCACCGGTAATAACCTTATAAATCGGGTCTATGATAATGGCGATATAGTTCTTCTTGCTCGCACGGCGGATAAGTTTCGGTGCGAGCTTGTCCATCGGGACAGACTTACCTCTTAGGTTCCATATATCAATATTACTGAGATTTTGAGGTTCCCAGACAAGTGTTGTATATACATCTTTGAAACGGTGCAGACAGGAAGCCCTGTCAAGCTCAAGATTTACATACAACACCCTACCTTTGGTACAGTTCCAGCCAAGCCATTCTTTGCCTTCCGCTATTGCACAGCACATTTCTATAAGAGCATACGACTTACCCGCCTTTGACGGTCCTGCGATAAGCATTTTATGTCCCTGTCTGAGTATACCATCAATAAGCGGCGGCGCAAGTTCCGGAAGATTGCTCCACGCATCAGCCATGCTCTCGGTATCGGGCAGGTCGTCATTTACACTTTCTATCCATTCCCGCCACTCATCCCAACCGTTTTTACCGATGTCTGTATCAACTATGTACTGCCTGTTTTCACCACGCTGAACACCGGGAAGACGTGATAATCTTGACGGATTACGATTCTGCGTATCGGGTGACAGTCCGTTTTTCTGACATATCTGATACAGAAAATCTACACGTTTACGGTATTCATCGTAATTTGCGGCATCTACCTTTACAATAGCGTGCAGTGACTTCTTTCCGCTGTATACAAGCACAGCTACGGGCAGTTCAAGCTCGCAGATGATTGCGTGCTGTTTTTCTATATCTACATTGTCACTTTCAACAAGCGCATATCTGTATTCGGTTACGTTTTCATTCTTAACGCCTTTGCCGTCAAGAGGATTGAAACGTATCCATGCCCCCGCCTGAGTGTTGTAATCACCGAGAACAGAACCTATATCGCCGTCACACTGCGACAATGATTCGATAAGCTGACCTGCCGTGCGGTCATAATAGCCCTTGTTGGCAGGGATGAATTTACCGTCTTTTTCGTAGCTTTGCACAACATATCCGACATTTTCGCTCTGCTCGAATAATGCTTCAAGGTATCTGATTATTTCTCTGTGAGGCTGCCAGTCTGTCGGAGCGTTTATTTCTTTGCCCTCTATCCAGTTTTTGTTTACAACAACGTGTTCATCGTGATGTTCGTATGATATTTCATCGTCCCAGTCAAGCTCACGTTCTTCTCCCGTGCCGAACATCATTCCTCTGTCCTTAGCCATCTGAACTATGGTAGCGCCCGTGACAGGCGAGGAAGAGCCGTTGAAGCTCTCCCATTTCTTTTCACATTCGCCTTTATGGTATCTGTTGTCATTTGCCGACCAGTTATCCCATACGGTAACGGAATAGCCCTCTTCTTTGAGTGCCATACCGACATTCACCCATTCCTGATAGGAAAGGTCTGACGGGCTTATATATTTAAGTGCTTCGTTAAGGTCAAAATCAAATTCCGACATCTGAATTATTCACCACCTTCGGTTCATAGCTTGCAGGATCTATTCCGTTCGGAACGTGCCAATTGTTAGCCGCTATTCTGTCAATCAGATTTCTTGCACTTTCAAACTGCCATGTGCCGACGTGCTTAAAGCCTCTGCTTTCGAGAAAACGTATCTGCTTCGGTGTTGTAAGTCCGAGAGTGCGCCGTTTGCCGAGCCTGTCCAGCAAAAGCTGAGCTTTACCGGCATTGTCGATCTCATCGGGGAATATACCGAGCTTTTCGAGCGTTGTTTTCTGCTTGTCCGACGGAGGAGAACACTCCCAGCCGAATGCCGGAACATAGGAAGATAAGTCTTCCGCCTGAATGCTCATTTCATACTGGAGAGGATCTACAAGTTTTCTCTTGCGTTTTTTCATTTCCGCAAGCTGTTTTGCAAGCGCTTCCTCACGCTGAGCAACTACATCTTCTTTTGCCTTTTCTTCCGCCTGTTCAATATCAACCGGCATACCTGCCGCCGCTATATTTTCGGTCATCTTTTCGGCAACTTCAGGGCTTTCACATATCAGATGTGCAGGACGGCACAGCTCGTGCCTTTCTGTGTGCCACAAAAAGTCAAGCAGCAACAGATCTTTCTTACCCTCACAAAGCCTTGTTCCTCTGCCGACCATCTGACAGTACAGCCCTCTTACCTTAGTAGGTCTGAGAACTATTACGCAATCTACGCTTGGACAGTCCCAGCCTTCCGTCAGAAGCATTGAATTACACAGCACATTATATTTACCGCTATCGAAATCAGCAAGAACAGTACCTCTGTCAATGCTGTTTCCGTTGACTTCTGCCGAGCGGAAGCCTTTTTCGTTAAGTATCTTGCAGAATTTCTGACTCGTTTTTATAAGCGGCAGAAATACTACCGTTTTACGTTCCTTGCAATATTTCAGCATTTCATCCGCTATCTGATACAGATAAGGGTCAAGAGCCGTGTCAATGTCACTCGCCTTATAATCTCCTGCCTGAGTGCCGACACCTGTCAGATCGAGTTTCAGAGGAATGGTAAGTGCCTTTATCGGTGAAAGATACCCTTCTTTGATAGCTCTCGGCAAAGTATATTCATACGCCAGGCTGTCGAATACCTGTCCGAGATTTTTCATATCTCCTCTGTCCGGTGTTGCCGTAACTCCGAGTACCTTTGCTTCATCAAAATATCCGAGTATCTTCTGATAGCTGTCCGAAATGGAATGATGCGCTTCATCAATTATGATCGTATTGAAATAGTCTTTTGAAAATTGTGCAAGTCGCTTTTCTCTCATAAGCGACTGTACAGAGCCTACCGTTATACGATACCATGAGCCTATACAGCTTTCTTCCGCCTTTTCTACAGCACAGCCAAGCCCGCAGGCATTCAGTATCTTGTCCGCCGCCTGTTCAAGCAGTTCGCCCCTGTGCGCAAGTATAAGTACCCTTTCTCCGTTGCGGACACGGTCTTCTGCGATTTTTGCAAAAACTATCGTTTTACCGCAACCCGTAGGCAGTACGAGCAGGGTTTTTGAATTACCCTGCTCCCACTGTGAAAGTACCGCTGTTTTGGCTTCTTTCTGATACGGTCTTAATTCCATCAGAATTTACCCGGTGTAAATACACCCGCCTGAGAGCTTGCAGGTGCCTGAGAAACAGTCTGTGCCGGTGACGGCTCATAGAATTTTTTTATTCTGTTAGACTGCATTTCTTCGCCATTCTTGTTCTTCCAAGTATCTATGTACACCTTGCAACGACCTTTGGCACCGATGACGTTGTTCCAGTTCATGCGAAGCGGTTCGCCGTGTTTCTTCTGACCTATGCCGATAAAGAATGCCGAAAGCATACCCTCACACTTGCTGTGCAAAAACAGATTATGCTGAATTGTGGTTGAGCCTTCCGGAGCGTCTATATGAATAGATACTACAGCCTTGTTGCAAGGGGGAAGTTTTTCGCTTCCCTCATGCCTTGCACGCTCGAAGCCTGTTATCGTAAAGTCGTAGTCACCTGCGGGAAGAAGCGTAAAATCGCTTTCTTTCTCAATTACGTCGTCCCAGCCTAATTCTTTTTCAAATTCACTCATATGTTATTTCTCCTTTCGTTTATCAGAACGGGTAAGCCTCGTTCTCATAGTCTGTCATAAGCATTTCCGTTATCATTGCTTTTACCTGCTCCCATGCCCCGATAAGCACGCCCTCGATAAATTCCTTGGGATAGTCCTTTATCGGCATATCGGCAGGGAAATATCCCTTGCTTGCTACTGCCGCTCTTATCTGCTCTTCCGTTATGCTGTTTGCCGTCATAAGGTCCGCAAGAGCTTTGGGTATTCCTGAGCTTTCCTGTGTTATTGCCGGAGCAGGAGCCGGCGTTATATTATCATTCGTGGCGGTTGTTGCGTTTTCTGCAGCTGCCACTTTTGCAACAGGTGCAGTCTGAACGGTAACGGCAGGCTGTGCGGCAATATTTCTTTCGATAATGTGCTTTATCTGCCCGTACTCCATCGGAATTTCTTCCGGCAAACCGTAACGATTCTTTGCGTCCCAGCAGGGATGATGTGACGTGTACATTATGCGTCTGCCGCCCTGTGCCTTATGCTTTTTGCCGTCCTTGTCAACCGCTACCGAAATAGTCTTGTAGTTTGCGAAAAGCACCATATCAGCCCATTCTTTAACAAGAGGAGATATAAGATTGGTTGTCTTCTTGCCGAGCTTCAGCTCCCAGCGGTCATAGCTTCCGAGCTCATCGGGCTGTTCAAACTTTCTGAGGATAGCGTGAGCCGTAAGTACAACGTTAACTCCGGCTTCGATAACATCTTCAAGCAGATTAAGGAACCTGCCGAACTCTTCCTTTTCGTATACATAGCCGTTGCCATAACCGAAATCCTCAATACCCTTTTTGTCGTACTTATCGCAGATAGACTTGATGCAAAGCTGTTCCGCCCAGTCTATCGTATCAATTATAAGCGTGGCACAAGGCTTATTGAGCTTGACATACTCAATCTGGCTCTTAAGCAGCTCCCACGATGTCGGTTTATCAAAACGGGCAACGTCCATTTCCTTTGTACTACCCTCGGTGTCGATGAATAACGGATTGGGAAACTGCGATGCAAACGTTGACTTGCCTATTCCCTCAGGGCCGTATATAACCACCTTCTTGGCGGTTTCGATTCTGCCTTTAGTGATGTTCATTGTTGTACTCATCAAAATGTACCTGCCTTCCATGTTGTAGTTTCTTTCTTTTCAACCGGCTTTGAATAGCCGTCCTCGATTATGATACTGCACTCGTCACCCGTGCTTACTCTTGTGGCGATTGCCTGTAAGCCCTCGCTTTCAAGCCATCTGCCAAAGTCGTTCAGCGTATCGGTATCCATCTGTTCCAGCTTGTCTATAAGCACAAATCCGCAATTAGGATTGAGCTTGCGGACAATTGCGGTCGCAACCTTGAGCTGTTCCGAGCCGGACATATTATCCCATTTAAAACCGTTGTATGTAAGCTCGCCGTTATCTACCGACAAGCCCTCAAGCGGTAAGTCTGCACCGTCAAGAAGATCTGTTTTAGCTTTTCTGACAGACTGTATTTCTTCGGTAAGCTGTATATACTGAGTTTTATACGCTTCAGCGTCAAGTTCAGCTTTTTCACGGTCAAGATTTGCACGGACCTTTGCGTTTATCTGCTCAATGTCTGCTATACTCTGTTCAAGCTCTGCCGTGCTCTCGTCTGCAAGGTCTTCAGCGTCACGATGTGCGGTTTCTGCGTTTACCGTTGCCGTTTCAAGTCTTGACTGTGCTTCTTCGTATGCCTTCCGAGCCAACTCAAGTTCTCTGTCGTACTGCTCTCTGAGCTGTCTTTTACGCTGATTTTCGCCGTTTCTTGCAAGAATATCCTGCTGCTGTCTGATAAGCTCGGTTGCAGACACAAACTCTTTCGGAGCATCTGCGAATACCGGCATTTCCTTAGCGTATTTCTTCTTCTGATCCGCTATCTGACCGATAGTGTGACGCTGATTGTACAGCTTCTGTTCTTCGGTTTCAAGTTCGTACAGCTTATCGCCTACACCGATTATTCTGAGGAGAGTATCCGCCTTTTCCTTGCTTGACCGGTCGAGAAACTTAGGAAGATCAAGTGCAAACTGTTCTACAAATTCGTTGAGCAGCTGCTGACCGCCCTTGTTGCCGTCCGGATCAATAACCTTGAGCGTACTGTTATTGCCGCTTCTGACTACCTTTATACCGTTGCTGAGCGTAACTTCCATGTGGGGCGGAATCACAGAGCCTTCCCGCACAGCCTGTGACGGTTTCAGCCTGTCACCGCCGAGTGCCCATGCAATAGCGTCAAGCACCGATGTCTTGCCCTGATTGTTCTTACCGCCGATTATCATAAGACCGTTCTCGGCAGGCGTTAACTGTACCGCTTTTACTCGCTTGACATTTTCAATTTCAAGTGAGCTGATTTTTACTGACATTTGGTTTTCCTCCTTATAATTTAGCAATCAAATCCCCGCACGCATTCAGAACGGAACGGAAAGCCTTTATATAACTGCTGCGTTCATTTTCTGACGCATTGCTTACAAGCTCTAACGCTTCATTGAATTCACGCTGTATATTTTTCAGATGAATCTTGAAGATTTCTTTACTGTTGCCACTTGCTTCTTCGTGTGCAATCGATTGCACTTTTTTCTTTTCATCAGCAAGCTTTTTATCGTATTCCGCTCTTGCGGCAGCTTCGACTTCTGCTCTTATTTTTGCAATATCCTCCGCTGAGGGTTCGGCAACTGCCACTTCAACAGGACGCTTTTCAAGTTCAGCTATCTGTAACTTCAGCTTTTCATTTTCTTCTGCGGTTCGCCGCATAGCATTTCCTGTATTGTCAAGCCGTGCTTGTAACGAATTGATCCTGCTGTCTTTATCTCTGCCAACCCGCTCCATTTCTACTTGTTTTGATTTTAATTCTGTTTCCAGCTGCGTTATTTTGTCACTGTCAGTTACTGATGTAAACTCAAAGCGTAATTGTTCATTTTTATCGGTAAGCTCCTTTATCTTTTCCTTGAGCTCTCTCACTGACAGTTCTTCGGCTTTGCCGCTCTCTATAAGCTCCTCACGTTCCTCTTTGCCGAGAGATTTAAGAGCGATCAGTTTGGTACTGCCGAGATACGCAAGTCTGGAAAGATCATCTATCTTGTACTGTTCAACAAGTGATATGAGATTATAAGCCTGTCTTTTTCCCGTCTTTGTGGCATTTTCGCAGTATTCGGCAAAATCGGAATATCCGAGTTCTGCATAAAGCCGCCTATCTCTGATTTCTTTAAGATCTATGGCAATCTGCGTTAAAGACTGAGCTGCAACCTGTTCCTGAATCATCAGATCCTGATGCACCGCCTGAGCCTGCTGATACAGTGTAAGCTGTTCGGTCATGCTGTTTTCCTCCTTGATTTTGTTTTTGATTTTTTCGCCGCAATACCGTCAAGGTACTGCTGATACATCTTTTCGACATTGATTATTTCTTGTGGCTTTTCCTGCCCGCCGTTTGTAACCCAGTTGTTTTTATAACCTCTGCACTGGACTATTTTATAGTCGTTTGATACCTCTATCGTGTAATACGGCTCGTCCGGTGCGGATTTTCGGCGAAGAAACATAATCGTCAGCTTGCCGGTTGCGTGTCTTTCGGCGTAGCCGCCGACACAGTGGCTTAGCTTCTGACCTTCGGCAACTATTTCGTCTGTGCTGGCGGGCTGACGGATAAAGTAATCACCAATCGAAAATTCAAGTATCTTTCGCTTTAATTTCAAAGTGTTCAGCTGTTCAGCCAGTTTAGCGTTTTTCTTTGCTTTTTCTTCAAGCTCCCGTGCCTGTCGCATAGCTTCTGCACGGTCGTGAGCCGCTTTAAGATTTTTCGGAAAGCATATCTGTCTGTCGCTGAAATCGGCTTCGAAGCTCTGCATTATACGGACATAATCCATATAGTCATAAATCGGGGTTTTCTGCTTTACAAGATACTTCATAATTTCGTATCTGTCGGCAGGTAACAAAACGAGTCTTTTTTCAAGTTCGTCAAGTGTGCCAAAAGAATAGTGAACAAAATTGAATGTATCAATAAGACATTTAAGGTCGATAATCTTAGGAAATGCCTCTCTCGCTTCAAAATAATCTCTGTACCCGATTTGTCCTTTGCGGATTGCCCGCATAACATCTTTTGTTACACCGAGCATTTTGTGCGGTTCGGTTTCAGCCCAGTTGATCATGTCTTTATTGCACTCTACGCTATTATATAAGCCACACTTAACGAGCGCCTCAACATTTTTGTGCGACTGCCAGAACCGCAGATATGATATGCTTCCGAAATTCTCGCTCATTGCCGAATGCTCGCAAGCTGTTCCTTTTAATGCGGGAAAATTAACAAAGGTATAATAATCCCAACAATTTTGAAATACAGGTTTACCAAATTTTGTTCGCAGCCCCCAGCCTGTCACTACCTTTGTGTAGTAACCGTTTTTACTCTCCCATGCGTATTTAGGACCATAACGAAACGCTTGATTTGCCGTGAACAAATACCGCTGAACCTCATTGATTGCGATATGCGGCATAATTTCACGAGCATTAAAAAACAGCGTAACCGTGTAGAAACGTATGTACAGATTATCGGTTTTGCCGTCTGACAAAAACACTCCGACATTTGATTTGCACTCAACAACCGAGCCGTGAAAATTGTGATAATTGTATATCGCAGTGACAATTTCGCCGCAGTGCGAGCATACGGTAGTCTGTCTGTGTTTGATCGAGCTGTCATACTCACCGGGATACAGCTTTTCTTCGCATGCCGTGCAATATGCTGTGCCGTCATTATCTATAATAAGATACTTAATCGGCAATGTCTTTCTAAGCTCACGTTCAAGCTCTGCTGTAAGCGGCGGAAAATTGTCTGTATAGCTTTCGGCTTCTTTTCTTGTCATACTGCCGCACCTCAGAAGTCGAGCAGGCTGTCAAGGTCAAGCTGTAGCTTGCCGCTGCCTGCTTCTGTGGACGTTTCGTTGTTGCTGAATCCGCCGTCACCGAGATCAAGCGTCATAGTGCATTTGATGTCAGCACCGGGAAAGTAAAACGCTACTGCACGCTTGTATACATCGAGATCTTCGAGACTTGCGCCTGCACCTTTGACCGTTGCCTTGAGGCAGTCGGCAAAAGACTTGCCTGACTGCTCTATGGCCTGTTTAAACTCTGCATTCTGCTCACAGAACTTGCAGATAGTCCTTAAAACAGCGTTTTTTACTTCTGTTTCATACTTGCCGAGCTTTGCGTCTGTCAGCTCAGCTGTAAGTTTTTCTTTGATATCCATTGACTTTTTCTCCTGCCAGTGTTATACTGGTCTTGCATAAATATTTGTTTTGCTCCCTTCGGGGAGCTCTTTTTTTATTCTCTACCGACAACCTCATAGACCACTTTGCGTATGTTTGTCATACTGTAGCACGTTTCGCTTTGCGTATGTCCTTTACGATGAAAGTGCGTTTCTGTCGCATCGAAAAGGTGTGCATTACAGCTTTCAAACACAAACTCGCACCAGTTACCGTAATCGCCATACTCGGTACGGAAGATGTCACCCGGTTTCATTTCTGCGGCGGTCTTGATAATCGGCTTGTCATATCTAATCATCGTCGTCTTCGTCCTCCTCGCCTTCACAGTCTGTTACATTGATATTGTTTACAACGCCGGCAAGTGCCTGAACAATTGCCATTACCTCTTTATAGGAAGTAACCGTTGTGCTAACCGTAAACTTCATTTCTTCTTTCCTCTCTTTCTTCGTATCTCCGCTACCTGCTGTGCTCTGCGGAAGTGTACCTTGTCGGCGAGCTTCTGACCGTCCTTGAGTGACCGCCACGCCCCATAGCTTAGCCCCGCTCTTGCTGCTTCGTTTGCGTCACGTGCGAGTAGGGCGTTAGGGTCGTTTGCTTTCATTTGCGTCCTCCTCTCATCGTCCTGTACCACTCCCGCATCAGCCACCCAAGCCCGTACCAGACCGCAACAGCGACTATTGCAACGGGGAGCATTTCGCCGCCGACCGCACGATAGCCCCTCTGGGCGTAAGCCAGTGCCGACATCGGTATGTACATCATTACTGCCGCAGAGGCTGTTATCCAGGCTCTGAGGAGCAGGGACAGTATACGGGCAATTATCTTTCCTATCTTCATGCTGTCACCCCCGTGTTAGAAATGCTTTCAAGGTAATCCTTGAGATCGTGCTTATTTATCAGCCAACGACGAGAAAACTTAGAGCCTTTGATTACGCCGTTTGCCGCTAAGCTCCTGATATGGTCATCTGTCGAGTGTAACAGATTCGCCACTTCTCCTGTGGTCATCAGCAACGGGAGTTCGTCCCAGTCATAGATGACTTTGCTTTTGTTAAAAAACTTCATAATGTGCCTCCTTCGTCTATGAATAGGAACCGGAACTTACACCGCAATATATTTGTTTATAAAATATGTCTGACCTTTCCCGGTTACCTTTGTTGAACGATTTATTCGTACCGAACCGTCCGGATTGTTCACTGTGCTTTCCTTGACTTCAAACAATCCCATTTCCATCGCTCTCTGTGTAGGCATATTGTGCGAATTGCCGCCCTTTATCAGATAGCCGTCCTGCCTTAACTGCTCGAATAACCTTTTCTGCCCTGTCTGAACGCCATTTTGCTTAAGGATTTTTGCAAGGTCGCCTATCAGTATTGATGTGTGTGCCGTTTCAACTGCTTTCGCAAATAACACTTTAGGCTTGTCCTGCTCAACCTGTGCTTCTAACTCTATTCGCTTTGTTTTTTCTTCTTTGAGCTTTGTTGCAAGCTGTATCAGAAAGTCCGGAGACGTCAGCGCATGCTCAAGTGTATCGTCTGTCATATATGCACCGTTTCTGCGTATTGTTGGCAACACCTCGTCAAACACCCAGCTCTCAAACTGTTCAGCCGCAGGAAGCTTGCTGTGCGTTATCAGGCGGTAGACATTGCCCTCGTTGATAAATTTTGCATGCTGTTCTCTGCCCATGTTGTCGATGAGGTCGTGAAACACTACCCCATCTTCTTTACAATGTCTTGCAAGTGCGTCCTTTGTGTTTGAATACCCGAGTGCCTTTGCAATGTCCGAACCGCAGAACAGCACTGTGCCGTTCTCATCAATTGTCCTTATCTCGCCAAACTGGGCGTTGTTGAAAATCTGTAAATTGTTCATGTATGTCCTCCTTTAATCTTTAAAAAATGGTATGTACTTTTTATCACAGTAAACTAGTTTTACTCCTAATTCATCTGCAATTTTTTCAGCAACCTTTCGACTGTTATTTGCCCCGCACATAAAACATTTAATCGTGCTTTCTGTAAAACCAATCTTCTTCGCAAGTTTATAATATGTCATCCGCTTACTCTTAAGATTTTCTTTGGCAAAATGCCTAAATTCATCGTACATATTCCTACCTCCTTTCAACAAATCAACAAATTTTGTTTGATGCTATTGACACAAGTTGATAAAACTGTTACTATTAAATCAGCAAAGTTTAAAAATTGTAAACTTCCCTTTAGTCTGTCAGCTAAACTTGAACTAAAGAAAAGTTGGAATTTCATCAACCGTATACGCATATTATAGTTGATATTATTCCAATTGTCAACCCTTTAAGTTGTTATTTTTTCAACTTTGTTAAATTCAAACAAAAAGGAGGGTGAAAATATGGAGATAATAGATAAAATTTCAGAATTGCTTATTAAAAAAAATAAAACACAAAAAGAACTCACCGATTATCTAGGGTTAGATAAAAGTACTTATTCAGCATGGAAAAACGGAAAAAGCAGATCATACAATAAATACTTAAAAGAAATTGCAACTTTTTTGTGCGTCTCAGTTAGTGATTTGATAGGTGACGATAGTAATCTAAACAATGAAGTGAATAATATTTATTTTAGTTTCGCAAAAAAAGCACAAGACAATGGAATAGACCCTAATGATATTGAAATGGCAATTGCAATGATTTTGAAACTTAAAGATAAGGGCAATAAGGAGGAATAATTATTAGTTACTACACTAAGGAAAAACTATATAAGTTAATCGCAGAAAAAAGAGTCCAGTTTAATATTTCTAGTTCAGATTATCCTCTTGATATTTTTGAATTATGTAAGAAATTTAAGAATGTTAAGATAAAAACACTTCCTTTTTCGACGTATGATTTGCGAGGAATTGTTAGAATTGCTAAAAACAGAGATGAGAATCATGTTATACTATTAAACGAAAACAAGTCGTTTGTCGAACAAAACTATCATGGATTTCATGAACTAACACACATTTTGACTGTTGATGAGCCTGGAACTACTTTGAATTGTTTTGGAAATACTAGACCTAATCAAAATAGTTATATTGAATGGCTTGCAAATGAGGGTGCAGCTGAATTTCTTATGCCATACAAAGAAATACTTCCGATAATTAGAAATGAAAGTAAAACATTTGACGAGCACTCAATGCCAATTTTTGATTTATCGGAAAAACTAAGTAATATGTACAATGTGTCTACCGTTGTGGTGCAAAATAGAATATCCAGTTTGTCATACGAAATATGGCAGTATCTTAGTGGTACTGATATTGACGAAATACAATTGATGTCACATTCTGAACAGCAACGCAAAGGTATTAACGTAGATTCATTACTCGATATCGAAAACAAAATGTTTGACGCTTGTTGGAACTACGAGCAGACTAAAGTACCGATAAAACCTTTCTTTTTTTATTCGAAGGATTACATATTTGCAGTAAGCAGTCGTTGTTATTAAGCGTTTGAAATAGGAGGTGCAAATATGAAAAAACGTGCGGACGGCAGAATACAGAAAAAAGTATACGTCGGTCTTGAAAACGGTGTTAAAAAGTATCGCTATGTCTACGGCTACAGCAAAAAAGAAGTCGAAATGAAAGCGGCCGAACTGAAAACACAGCTCGGCAAAGGTATAGATATTATCGGTGCAAGAAACAGTTTCGGTTTTTGGCTTGAACGTTGGATTCAGTATAAACAAAGCACTGTAAGCGAAAGCTGGATGAGTGTTATCCGTACAAATGCCAAGCGACTTGCATCTATGGCAGCGGTGCCGATAGGCTCTGTCACTGTTCTTGATGTATCGGAGATCCTTAACGATATGGCACATGAAGGCAAAGCTAAACGAACCATTAAGGCAGTACGTGATATTGCAAACGGTGTGATGCGCCTTGCGGTACAAGCAAGAGTTATCGAGTATAATCCTATCTCTTGTATGGAACTTCCTCGTACCGAGCCGGCTGTTGAACGTGAAACTATCACCGAAGAACAACAAGCTTGGGTGCGCAATACACCGCACAGAGCACAGACAGCCGCTATGATTATGTTATATGCAGGCCTGAGGAGGGGCGAACTTATCCCTCTGCAATGGACCGATATAGATTTAACCGAAAAAACAATATCCGTTACTAAATCGGTAGAAATGATAAACGGCAAACCGTCGCAGAAAAGAGGTGGAAAGACGTATTATGCAAAACGTACAATCGCCATTCCGCAGTTGCTTGTAGATTATCTGAAAGAACAACCTAAAACATCGTTTCTTGTCTGCCCTACTGCAAAAGGTCAGATGCACGGGAATACTTCCTGGCGCAGACTGTGGGAAAGCTACATGTCCGTTCTCAATTTCAAATACGGCGATTTCAGCAACGTCATAGTTGACGGTAAGCCTCTGCCTATGCCCAGCAGCAGATTCCAGCCCGGTGGGGTTCCTATGGTTATAGACACCTTTACCGCTCATCAGCTCAGGCACACTTACGTTACGCTCCTGTATCTTGCTGGCGTTGATCTGCTGACCGCAAAAGAGCAAGCAGGTCACAAAAGTATACAAGTTACTGCTGATATATACACCCACCTTGACCGAATATATAAAAATCGTGAGGTTGTCAAACTGGATGAATATCTCACAAGAAGCAGTACAGAGGGGTGTCAGAGGGGCGTCAATTAAAACAGTAATTTTGCTTATTTAAGCCGAAAACAAGTGCTTTTTCAATAGCCTCCGACGCTATGTGTCGTGCGTTCGAATCGCATCAGGCGTGCCAAAAAACTGCATCGCAATCAACCGTATTTGATTGCGGTGCTTGTTTTTTGTTGTCAGCCTTGCGAGCGTCTCGAATCGCATCAGGCGTGCCACGTCGGAACGAGTTACGCTTGTTCCGATTTTTTATGCTATAAAAAATCAGTCACCCGCTCCACTGTTCCTCCTTTTCGCAAAAAAGTAACGCTCGGCAAGGCTGCTCGCTTGTACTGCACTCGTCAGCCTTGCCTTCGCTGACAACTTTTTTGCGGTCACCGGCTTTGCGCCACAGTAAACCGTATTTGATTGCGGTGCTTGTTTTTTTGCTGTCAGCCTTGCGAGGAGAACGCACCAAGGCAGGATTTGCAATTTTCTGACGGAAATGCTATAATTAATATATAAGATTCGGAATCAGCTTTTAAATACGGAAATCAGGTGAATTTATGACATATCGTAAATACCCGGACGAAAAAACGGTAAATGAATATATTGCTAAAAAAGAACCGTTGATATTTGCAATATCCTTTGACGGTGAAACTGTACTTATGTCACGGCTTGACGACAGCTTTGAGCATCATATACTGCTTGCAAACTTCGGCATAAGCCAGAATGACATTGATAAATATTTCAGAGTAATAGTTGACGACCGCTCTGCCGAATGGACATTCGTATGCCCGCATGACTACTGCGGAATTACCGACAGGAAGAAACGTATAACACGCTTCTATAACGATGGATTTACGGCTATTTCGCACGTTCTGTCTGATATAGGATATTTCTCAGACCTCACTATCCCTCGCCGTTACAGGCGACACTTTGATGCTATGGGAGATGATTCGTCCTATTTGCCGTATTGAATGTAATTTAACATACTGAAAGTCACAGTAAGCCTATTTGATTGCGGTGCTTGTTTTTTGTTGTCAGCCTTGCGAGGAGAACGCGCAAAATTATAAATTTACTTAATAAAACAAAATAAGGGCAACGTCAGCAACGCCGCCCTTACAAAAATATCATTAATATTATACTCGTTCTATTTGAAATTGTCAGCAACAAATACACAGCGTTATTCTGATTTTAAGATATTTGTCCTTTTTATTGTACACTGTCTATGCTACAATAACAACATAAACAAGGCGCTTGCGAAAGGGGCGATATTATGTTTGACTGGAACGGAAACGGTAAGCACGATGCCTTTGATGACTTTGTCACATTCGGGCTTCTCGAAGATATGATAAACGAAAACGAGGAGGATGAAAAGCCCTCTGCAAGAAATCGTAACAGGAGAATTCATCATCGCTATGATATCTATCAGGACACTAACGATGCCCGCAGGAATGCAATAACAACCTTCTGGCTTGTTTTAGGATTGATTATTCTTATTGTAGGTTTTATTCTGATAATCTGCAATATCAAAAATCAACTTCTGATAGCGCTTTCTATATTCGGTTTAGTATTTATCAGCTATACTGTAATGGCACAGGGCTTTGACAAAGACCATTAGCATACGGCAACAGCCCGAAAGACCTATAGCGGTATGCAGGCTTTGTTTGTCCTTTTTATTGTACAATCCTTATGCTACAATAACAACATAAACAATGCGCTTGCGAAAGGGGCAATATTATGTTTGACTGGAACGGAAACGGAAAGCACGATGCCTTTGATGACTTTGTCACATTCGGGCTTATTCATCATATAATCGAGGACAGCAAGAAAAATGAACAGCCGCCTGTGCAGAATAATCGCAGGGGGATTTATCGTCACTATGACAATACCGATACACGCAGTGAAGCGGTAAAGTGCTTGTGGATGATTTTCGGAATTGCTATTTTAATCGGCGGTGTTGCACTGACGGTTTGTTTTATTGAAAATCAGCTGCTTTTCATACTCGCTCTGCTCGTTACAGTGATAGTAGGCTTTATCGTAGCGTCGCAAGGCAACGACGACTAAAACGCTTAGCATAAAGTAACAGCCCGCAGGAGTTTTATCTTTCTGCGGGCTGATTTTTTTTAGATTTATACGCTTGCCGTTTCTGCGGTTACGGCTGTATTTGATGTGTTTGCGGAGCAGACGGGGCAGACGTTTACGGTTTCGCCTGCAATGAATTTCATCGCCTTGTCGGTACTCCAGAAGAAACGCTCCTCGCCGTAGGTTTCGATAAGGCCGCAACGGTGGAACATTTCGTCAACGGCAGGCTGTACGCACGAGAAGTATATTTCTATCTTCCTTGCGGAAAGGCTGTCACAAAGCTCCTTCATAGCCTGTACACCGGAAATATCCGCTATAGGCACGCCACGCATTGAGAATATCAGCTTTCCGCCGTCATCGACCTCAAGATGTGACAGCTTCTCCGACAGCTTGTTTGATGTTCCAAAGTAAAGCGGACCTGTGACATATACTACCTTTGTACCGCCGAGCTTTCCGTCCTTGTCGGTTATATCTATCTTCGCAGGGTCAACATCCGCAACGTTTACCGTCATATCCGAAACCTTAAGCACGAACATGATGACCGAGAAAAGTATACCGATTATAATTGCGACAGTGAGGTCGAATATAACCGTTGCCGCCATTGTGATAAGATACTGGAACATTGCGGTCTTTATTTTTCTGCCGAAAATGTCCTTTATTACCGCAAACTCGTTCATTCTCCACGCAGTTACGATAAGTACGCCTGCAAGCGCCGCCATAGGTATCTTTGACATTACACCGCCGAGCAGGAACATTGACGCTAAAAGCACCAGTGAATGTATTACACCGGCTATTCTTGTCTGTGCGCCGCTCTTTATGGCAACGCTCGTTCTTGCGATTGCCGCTGTCGCAGGCACACCGCCGAAAAATGGTATCAGCATATTGCCTATGCCCTGTGCTACAAGCTCCTGATCGCTGTCGAGCTTCTCATTCTTCATTCTGCCTGCGCTCGCACCGCACAAAAGGCTCTCGATAAGTCCGAGTGCCGCAATACTTATTGCAGGGAATATAAGATTCTTGACCGTGTCAAAATCTATCGCCGTAATATCAAGTCGGTCATTAAGTAAAAGCGTCTGCGGTATCTCGCCTACAATGCCGACATTGAAATTGAATATGAAGTTCAGCGCCGTTGCTATTATAATAGACATAAGCGACGACGGGATGATAGCATTGAGCTTTTTGGGGTATATAAGCATAAACACTATAACACATACGCCGATTGCTATTGCCTCAAAATTCAGTGTCTGAGGCGTGTTGAAGTAGCTTACTATCTTATCTATAGTAGAAGCACCCTCGCACTTAAGTCCCGTAAGGTTGTTTATCTGACCGAATGCAATGATTATTGCTATACCCGATGTAAAGCCTGTGATAACAGGTGTGGGTATAAACTGTACCAGTCCGCCGAGCTTGAATATTCCGCACAGCAGAAGTATAGCACCCGACATAAAGCAGGCAATGAACACACCCTGTATCTGATATGTAGCCACAAGCGAGCAAAGGATAGCCGCCATAGCGCCCGTAGGTCCTGAGATCTGATACGAAGCACCCGAAAGCAGACCTATTACAACGCCTGCGATAAGTGCAGTGATAAGTCCTGCGGCGGCAGTCGCACCGCTCGATATACCGAATGCAAGCGCAAGCGGAAGTGCCACAGCCGCTACTGTGATACCGGCAAGCACATCTTTCCCGAATTTTCCTGCATTATAGCCTTTGAATTCTGTCTTTAAACGTTTGAAATAACGCTTTATCATTTCTCTCCCTCTTTCTGTTCATTTGTCCTGCGGACAAACAGCAACCTATATATTCTATACCTGAAAGAGAAATTTGTATATATCAAAACTCAACAAAGATTTGTTCACATCGGGGAAATTTTAAGTTTATTTTTTGTTTTGCATAAAGAAAAGCCTTCCGCTGTCATAATGACGGACGGAAGGCTTCGCTTTTGATGTTTTGATGTTTTACTGTGCCGCTTCAAGCAGTTTGTTGTTTACTCTTGTCTGCACTTCGATATAGTAGGCTTTTTCGGCATCGTTCATATCCGAGCTGTTCCACTTTTCAAAGCTCTGTGAAAGCTCGTTATATTTGCTGATATATGTCGTATAATCTGTGATAAGGCTGAGATCGGTCGGGTTTGCCTGATACTTCTTCATAAAGTCAACGTAATCGTTCATAAAGCTCTCGTAGTTGTCCATAGCCTCTTTGAAATCACTTCTCAGACCACTTGCATCGGCTTCTGCCGGCTTGCTTGTTTCGGGGGCATTAGTCGTTTCGCGCTTTGAAGTATCGGATAACTGCTCGCTTTCATCGGATTTTCGGGGAGGATCAACCCTTATAAACATTACACTGTTTCCTTCGTACGACAGATCCAAATGCCACCCATCACTGTTATAAGCGTCAAAACGAGTATCGGATTTGCTGTAATCAACAGTAAATCCCTTGTCTATACAAGCCGATACATACGCATTATAATCCGATTTAGGAGTTTTGCCAAGATACAAGCAGAAGTAGTCATCGTGTTCAAAATTGATTTTACCGAATGTTGATTTCGGCTTAGGAACAAGTTTTCCTGCTTTTCCGATAGGAAAAATGATTTCATCCATTTCCATAGGTGCTTTAAGCTGTATAGTTAAATCTTCGCTGCCACTGAAATGTGTAAGCTCTATCTGATAACCGTCAGCGTTGAATGCTATGTATCCGGAGTATTCTGTTTCTTCTTCTACCGTAAAGCCTCTGTCCTTGCAGGCTGTGATATAATCTTTGTACTGATTATCGTCTACCGATGAAAATTTTATCCATAATTCTTCTTCGGTATTCTCGTATGTATGATCTACCGTTCCCTTTACCTCGGGGATAATATTGCTCAGCACTATTTCATCCGACCACGCTTCATAACTGTTGTTACTGCCGCTGCTGTCGGTACTGCTGTCGGCAGATACCGAGCTATTCACGGTGTTACTGCTTTCCGTCTGAGAAGATGTGCCGTTGCTGTTGCACGCTGTGAGTGATAATGTGCATATAAGTGCCGCCGCTATCGCTATGAAGCGTGTTCTTGATTTTTTTACTGTGACTTTCATAAATACCTCTCATTTCGTATTACTTGTTTTGATGATCCGCCATATTGAACGCTCGGAGTAGTCATATTTCTTAGCGAGTTCAAGAATATTCTTGCCGTTATATTCCCTGATAATTGCCCTGTGCGTGTATTCCTTTGAATACAGGCGGTCGGGGAACGAAATCTGAGTTCCGTGAAACATTTTATGAATTATTCTGGCATTTTCAATTCCGATTTCATTTGCTATTTCACGATAGACCTCATTCAATCCGTTAATCTCGTTTTTCATAAGCTCCGTATCTTGTTCCTTCAGCTTTCTTTCATCCATTGACATAATACCACCTCGCAACAGACATAACAAATGACATTTTCATTGCATCTGGCAGTACGCTGTCAGTTAAAACAGCTCTGATATTGCTTTTCATAATAAAAGCTCCTTTCCGAACAATTCCTGTTCAGAAAAGAGCGTGTTATTTTTGCGAGTTTGTCACTGAAGTTTCTAAAAAACGACCTGCGGTAGTTATCC